GTTAGATGCTCGTGTTTCTCGCCGTGTAGATCCTGCTCACAGGTAGGACATTTGGCCTGTGCTGCATATTCTATATCCTTGACAGTTTGCTCCTTTTCTCGAGATGCTTTGGTTAAAGAATCCTCGTGATAGCTCTTTTCTTTCTCTAGATTCCTTAATGTTTTTGAATCGTCTTTGTGTTTGACCAATCGTTTGTGTGCTTCCAATTCTTTTTGAATGTCCACTCGTTCTAGCTCTTCTATGGCAGATTCAAATTTTTTAATATCATCTTCTTTCTGTCTATCCCATGCCGAATTCCTCAATTGCAATGCTTTAATAGATTCTTCCACTTTCTCATTGCTGGACAATATTGCTTGCAAACGCATTTTTTCTTCTGCCAGTTCTTTCTTGGCCACATTCATCTGTTCTTTTAACAGTTCTGCTTTCTCACTCAACAGTGTAATACCCAACAGTTGCTCGATGATTTCTCTCTGCTCTGCCTGTTTGGTGGATAAGAATGGCTGTGTGTAGGTGTTTAGAGCCACGATGTTTTTGAACATGGCGTGGGTCATGCCGATCAATTTATTGATCTCTTCCTGTGTTTCTCTGTTCTCTCCCTGTGCTTCATTGTCCTCGGTGCCCTCGTCGCCAGCACTCTGCTCTATATCATTCTTAAAAAATTTTAATATCTGTGGTTTCCTGCCACGTTCTATTTTGTAATTGATGCCGTTTTTTTCAAAATTTACAGTGACCAGCATGTCTTTGGCATTGGTCTTGTTCACCAGATTGTCTCTGCGTATCTGTGTCAGTGCTTCACCAAAGAACACATAACTGATGGCATTTATAATAGTGGTCTTGCCTGTACCATTCCTTGCACCTGCATCATCACCTCCCAAATCCATGTTCTCACCAATTACCAGTACTAGATTTTTGCCAGCAAAATTTATGGCTTGAGTATGATTGCCCACACTCATAAAGTTTTTTACTGTGAGATCTTTAATGTTGAACATCTAGATTATTATAAATGGCCATTAATACTGTTTTGTCATAGGTCTGTGAATCCACTGCTTCCAATTGTTTTATAACAATCTGATCCACGCTGTCAAATTTTTCCACTTTGACCATGGGTTGATCTGCTTGATCCAACTGTTCTGGTATCAGTTGCAGTTCTCTCAACTGATATTTGTCCATGAATGTTTCTCTGATAAAGTTCGCCTCCTCGTAGGAAATTTTAATGTCCAACCCCACTCGCACATACATTTTTTCAGCGAGAACGTCATCGGCATTGTTCAATAACTGTGATATTTTATAATGACGATATTTCGGCATATCGGGCCAATCAATATACTGTGGTTTACCACCATATTCCAGTATCATCATGCCTCTCTGATCATCACCTGCATCTGCATAGTTGTGAGGGAAAGCATTGCCTATGTAGTGTATGTTGCCGCGAATCTGTCGCATGTGGAAGTGTCCCGTGAACACATATTCTTGATTCGCAAAATGTTCTGACTTGATGGTGCCCACATCCGGCATATCCACCATGGCATTCATTTTGAAATAGGGCAATTCAAAATGTCCAAAAATATATCGCTGTTTTAGATCTTTGATGCGTTTCCATTCATCGCCCACGATCCACGGAATAATGGCCACATCGTCTTCCACCACCCAGTCATTTACTATCTTGATGTTGGGTATGTTGCGACAGTATTCCATGCTGTTGATCTCACGTTTCTCTCTGTAGAATAGATCGTGATTGCCCATGATCACATAAACTTTTTCGAAAGCTCGACCCAGTCTCTCCATGTTGGACACTGTGTAATTCATGGTGCTGACATTGGTGGCCGATCTATGATGATGCCAATCGCCCAGGAATATACAGGTTTCACAACCAGCTGCCTTGGCCTGTTCTATAAACCAATAACAGAATGCTTCGCCATCGTCGTTGTGTACTCGGCTGTTGCCTTTCAATCCAAAATGTATATCAGTAAAACACGCTGCTTTCTTAAAGAATGCCATGATCAGATATTAGTATGTTTTTTCTTCTTTTTCAAGTGATAGTTTACCAGATGCTTTGAGTTCTTGATTTAATTTTTTAATGGCAGCCTTGCTGTAAACAGTTACCGCAGCTTTTTCTGCATATTTTTTCTTGGCATTGCCGGTTTCGCTCTCATTTTTGGCCTGTCGAGTGTAGCTCGGCATCATTTCGTTCATCTCCAGGATGTCATCACGGATATTTTGATTCTTTTTCTCGATGTTCAATATTCTAGTGAAACTGTTTGTGATCGCTGCTGTGTAATAGGCGAAAGGATTCTCTGATTTGCTCTCATCAAACTGCAGGCCGATTTGGCTCAATTGCATCAGTGCCTGTGATCGCATCTCGTCCACATAGGTATAGCCTCGCCAGTTGCTCCTTTGGCTGTAGCGCTCTGCCAGTTTCAAAAACATGTGTGCGAGCTTTTCGGTTATTTTGCCGTGGTCGTTGCTGAAATGACCATTGTTCATGCCACCGATCCAGTGGCTCTTGCCCACACATACCAAAGAACCTTTGTCGTTGATTCTGTAGTGTTGGAATGGAGGAAAATTCACTTTGGTATGATGGTCGGCCCGAGTTTTGGGATTTTTCTTTCTCTCGCCATCCATGGTGATATGATCAAACGTCATGACTCGAAACACCAGATCGGTTTTTTTGACCTGTCTCGGTGACACTGTGTAGTCGCTCATCTTGATCCTTTTGTTGCCCAGTTTTTTGGCTTCTTCCCAGGCAATGGCAGTCAATCTCTTCGCTTGTATCTTCCTTGCTTTGGCAATATTGGCGGGATTTATTTTCTTGAGCTCAGTCACAATCATGTCATATTGACTGTCTTCTGGTGCTACGTACGAGCTGTAGCTGTTTTTGCTCTTGTGTATTTCCGCTAGCAAATCGCGGTTATTCAAATAGTTCACTCTTTTCATACGAATTCCTTATTTTGACTGTTTTTAACTTAAATTTTATGCTGTTTGGAAATTATAAAGTGCGCCTATTATTTTGCCTATAAATATTGTTACAGTATACGAAATTTGTAAAACAATTACAACCTATTAATAGGAATAAAAATGTCGGATTTATCTAATATAGCTAGCAACGTAGCTCAAACTTTTACTAACATAAATCCATTCACGCCGAACAAAGCTCTCACCAATAACATCAATGCGATCGCCAGTCGATTAGGAGCAGCCGGCCTTTTTCCGGGAGCTGCCGTTTCTCAAACTTTACAGAGCAATGCTCTGTGGGGAAGTCGCACCCCAAAGACAGATTTCAGAGTCAAGATAATATTACCACCCGAGGGCAATCTCAGAACCACCTTTTTTGGCGGTGACAATCAGGTGCTTGCACCACTGGTGAATGATGCTGGTGTTATATTCCCTTTGACTCCCAGTATAGTATTGCAGCACTCAGCCAATTATAGCGAATCGGCCACCACTCACAGCAATTATCCTTTTTATGCTTACAGTCATACAGAATTGCCCACTATAAACATCACAGGTGATTTCCCTGTACAGAATTATGAAGATGCTCAATATTGGGTAGGCATGGTACATTTTTTTAGAAGCATAACCAAGATGTTCTTTGGAACAGATGATGCCAATAGAGGCAATCCCCCACCCTTGCTGTGGCTGAAAGGATATGGCCAATATGTTTTTAATAATGTGCCAGTGGTGGTTAAAAATTTCACTGTGACTTTACCCGACAGCGTGGACTACATATCTACTTCACAAAATGTGCAAGCCATAAATGATATTGGTTTCCGTATTGATCAGCCCACGCAACCTGGCACTTTTTCATCCTCATGGGCTCCCACAGCGAGCACGGTGACTGTGTCATTACAACCAATCTATTCCAGAACTTCAACAAAAAATTTCAGTCTGTCCTCATTTATCAATGGCACCACAGGGATAACCGGCAGCGCTCCTAATTCAAACACACCAGGATTCATCTAATGGCCACCTACAGTAAGACATCTCCATATTTTAACACTACCCAAAATAACACGAGTCTGGATATTTTTACGCCGAGGACGCTGACTGCAGATTTGGATGACGTCACCTACACCATTGATAAGATCTATGCCTACAGACCTGATCTTCTGGCCTATGACCTGTATGGCACCCCGAGATTATGGTGGGTGTTCGCCCAGAGGAATCCCAACGCCATAGAAGATCCCATCTATGATTTCTATCCAGGCAACGTGATACAGTTGCCGAAATTAAGCAACCTTAGGTCAGATCTGAGCATCTAGATATGGCATCCTCAGATTCACCATATAATCCGTCTCCAGATCCTATTAATGGCTGGCCTAATCCTCTGGATCAATTTGCATCTTACAACTACATTTTTACGTTGTCGGCAATCAGAAAACAGGATCTTGGATCAGCTTCGGCGATAATCAATCAAGGATTGCATGATATCGTAGCGAGGTCCGGCGGTATAGGAAATAATAACACCTACACATCCATACAGCAAGGAATTAATGCAAATGTAAGTCCAACCACCAGTGCAAAAGAACTGCAAAATCAAAATTCTTATTTAAATGCACTCGCTGGCAATGCGAATTCGTCTGATACCGCAATATTGAATGCAGGATATGATATATTTTTCCAAAAAGTCACATTGGACACTGTGTGCGGAAACAACGAGTACAGAGGCATGTCCAATCTTGTGAAAATCACCATGGAATTGTATGAACCGCTGGGGGTGTCGTTGTACAACAAGATCAGAGCAGCAGCTCTCAATAACGGATATCTCAATCATACCGATGCACCATTTTTATTAACACTGGAATTCAAAGGATATGATGAGTACGGCAACGTGGTTACTCCAGCATTTCCAAACATGTTGAAGAGGATAATGCCGATCAAATTAATTAATTCAGAAATGCAAATAAACGAGTCGGGGTCGAGATACACTGTGACAGCCATGCCAGTGACCGAAATTGGACACCTAGACCAATTCAATATTATTCGTGGCACAGGCAGCACACTGGGAGATATCAAAGAGAATATAAAGAATACTGTTTTTGCAAATAAAACCCGACCTGTTAATAATAACGTTTTAAACTCCTTTGCAACAAGATTTGCTCGCGGACAGCTCAGTAACACAATTACTGTCCCGGGAGAAGGATCAGCACAATTACAGACAGCACTGAACACTCTTGCTGACACATTGAATAAAAGACAAAAAGACGAAATAGATAAAAATTTAAGGCAGATTGCAGACACATACGTAATTAACGTACAGAAAGGTATTGCGGATGGAGCCAGCCTTAATGCTAACCAAATAAATGGAGTAGCATCGGGCGGTTATGTAGCAGAGTTCAAAATAGGACAGAGCATAACAGATGTAATCAGCAGAATGGTCATGCAGGGAGACCATTATAAATTAATACTAAAACAGGCAAGAGATTTTTGGAACGCATCTCGGTCATTAACGGATGCAACCACAACTCAACAAGTGACTCAAGCAGTTGCAGATATAAAAAATAATCCGTTGTATCTAAAAAATGAGCAATTGGTCCTGGATTGGTTTAAGATTGTCACACACATAGAACACGGCCCGGGATTTGATAATATATTAAAAACAGACGAAAAGAAAATAGTATACACGGTGGTCCCTTACAAGATACATCTATTAAATGCTGTGGGGCCAGGGATGAGCGGAGATAAATCTTGGAAAGACAACATCAAAAAAGTTTATGATTATATCTATACCGGCCTTAACACTCATATAACAAATTTAGACATAAAATATAACTACGCTTATCAACAAGCAAGGAATATAATAAACACACAAACCCCAGATCTTGTTAAAAACAATTTAAATATAGATTATAAAGCTGCAATGGTAAATCTTTACAATAAAGGCACGGCTTTCTATACAGATCCACTTGATCCGGAAAATCTTTTTCCAATATCATCACAGGTCAGTGTACAAAGGTCCATTGACACTATTACTACAGGATCCGATGCTGTTGCAGTCAATCAAATGTATGACTATCTAACCAATCCACAGGCCGACATGCTGAAGATCGAGATGACCATACTGGGAGACCCATCTTTTTTACCGCATGACATCTACATACCCGTAACAGACAATTTCCAACCCCAAGTTGCATTTGGTGATTATGATTGGAACGTGGAACTTGGATGTTTCAATTATAATTGGGGAGAAGCAGTAATAAAATTAAATATAAAATATCCTACTGATATTAATGAGAACACAGGTTTATTAAACACAAACCAACAAGTGCCTTTTAGTGGTATATATAAAGTTATCAAAATAGAGAGTATGTTTGATAATGGAAAATTTACTCAAGTACTGCACTGCCTAAGATATAAAGGACAAGGAAATACTCTGCAAAATGGTAATTTATATGATGCGGCAGGTAATAATGGTGTAAGTAATACTCCCGGAATAATCTCGATAGGAGATCTTATTCGTAACCCCGTTTAAATACTAGAATATGGCAAAACCAGTACCTTATGGAGCAGCATCGTCGAAGAGTTTCCAACAACTCACCAACTCCAACCCCAACGATATAAATTTAAATGGATGTTATATAGGTATAGTGAAAGGCAATGTGGATCACCCCGATTTCATGGGCACATTGACAGTGCTGATACCAAAAGTTGCCACAGCCAATGGTGCAACATTGGATGTAATGAAACAAGTTAGATACATGACACCATTTTATGGAACCAAGAGTCCTAATGCAGTGGGAGACAACTCAGGAGATCAGACCACCTATTCCGAGTCTCCTCATTCCTACGGCATGTGGTTCACTCCCCCCGATATTGACACACAGGTCATATGCGTATTCGCCAACGGGCAATTTAATCAGGGTTTTTGGATTGGTTGCATACCGGAACCTTATATCAATAACATGGTCCCGGGCATAGCCGCCTCGACCAATGCCGCATTGCCCGGCAATGACAAGAGTGGCAACACTGTAAATCAAATATATGGCACCGATAGTGTGCCTGCGGGAGAAATCAATAGAGATCTTTTATCATCTAATGATAAAACTACCTATGATAGCCTTCCTAGACCCATCCACCCATTTGCCGAAACTTTGCGCAAACAGGGATTGATCACAGACACAGTGCGAGGCACAACTACCAGTTCTGCTCGCAGGGAATCTCCCAGCGCAGTATTTGGAATCAGCACACCGGGCAGAGTGGATCCCGCAGCACCAAAGAGCCAGCTGGGTCCCACAGACAATCTGCAAGTTGTAAGCACAACTCGCACCACAGGTCACACTTTCGTTATGGATGATGGTGATGCAAATGGCAACAATCAACTGGTGAGATTGAGAACAGCGTCGGGCCATCAATTGCTGATGAATGACACAGCAGGAGTGGTCTACATAGCCAATGGATCCGGCAACGTATGGATGGAATTTTCAAAAGACGGCACGGTGGATGTGTATTCTGCGCTGGGTTACAATTTGCGATCGGGTGGAGATATTAATTTTCATTCCGAAGGCAATATCAATATGTATGCCAATGGTAATATCAGAATTAAAGCCAATCAACATCGATTCGAAAAAGATGCTGTAAACAAGGGTATAATCAGTATAGACGGGTCAGTAATCAATCAAATTGCCAGTCAACAAATCAATAACACAGTGATAAATGGATCCTATGCTCTATATGCAGGAACCGACATTGTATCTCAGGCCAATACAGGTTTACAGGTACATCAATCAGGAGGACAAACTCATCTCATTGGTGAACAGGTGCATTTTAACAGTATACCCCCTATTGACGATCTAGTACGTCCCCTAACTAGAACAGCTTTTGGCACGGCGACCGGCACAGGCACTGCGGAAACAACCTATCCCGATGTCACACCAATTCTTACCGGTGCTGCTGGCATATTAAAAACAGATCGTAATATACCAGGCATGACCGGTATGCACGTACCCACACACGAACCCTATCAATGGCATTCGGATTACACTCGTAAATTTCCCGTGGGTCCTTACAATCCAGATGATGCGAATACTCCAGGCACCGATTCTTGGCAGATAGCTCAAAATTTAAACAGTTCAGGACCAATTCAAGATTTTCAAATTTTGTCTCTAATAGAAAATAATTTACAAACAAATCTTACCAGCACGAGCGATATTTCACAGGCCCAACTATTAAATGCAAATTATATACAAAATCTTCCCAATCTATTTCCTGGAGTTAATTTTAATTTATCACCTCTTACGGCAGGCGGAGTGGCCGGCACTGTGGGTCAAAACTTACAATCATTGATACCAGGATCCAATACCACCTCCGCTAATATAAATCTAATATCTGGCACAACATTAAACACTGCCAATGGTCAGATACTATTTGGCAGTCCCAACAGTGTTATACCTGGCATACCTACTAGCAATCTAACTGCACAATCTGCAATTTCTCTAGCTCAGAGCAAACTAACCAGCGCCACGGGAGTCAATGCTATATTCAATCTACAATCATTAGAAGCCAACGCAGTCAACTCTATAGAGAGCACAGCAATCAATACAGCAACCAATTATGCTAAAAATTACATCACCAGCACAGAAGCCTATCAAGCAGCATCACAATATATAACTGGTCTGCAAAAAGAAGCATCCAGTTATCTGTCTAATGAAGCCAGCCTTGCAAAAGATTACATATTGGGTCCATCTGCAGAAAATTCTTATCTACTTAGTAGTAATAATTTTGGTTTTAGCAGTCTTTATACTCCTTCGGTTTCTACATCTTTCACCGGATTTTCTATAGGTGATGTTTCTATTGGTGGTGCCAGCCAGTATTCGTTGCTCGATTACAATAATAATTCAATTTTTACTAGTACTTTGTCAACCCCAAGTATCAATTTAAATAATTTGCTCGATACCTCTGGCATAAGCAACAGCATTAGTTCTCTTATTAGTGGCCTAGGGGGAGGAACATCTAATATTATTAATGATAGTTTAGATTTTTCTATATAATTAAAGATTAAATAACAGTATGGCAGCAGCAGACAGCAACACAAACCCAAACCTGCAACAGGTATTCAAAGGTTTCAGTTCTCGTGCCGAGAATACCAATTTCCGTCTCTATGATTTTCAATTGATTCGTCAGGATCTGATCAATCAGCTGAGTATTAGACAGGGCGAGCGAGTGGAAAATCCTGCTTATGGCACTATTATCTATGATTGCATACACGAACCACTCACAGACGCACTCAAAGACCAGATATTGGCAGACGTTACTCGCATATTCAACTCAGATCCTCGCCTAGCAGCCAGTAATATAGTGGTCTCAGAACAGGACTCAGGGATCAGTATACAGGCAGATCTCACCTACATACCCTACAATATCACCGAGAAATTGCGATTTAATTTCGATCAAAACTCCACTTTGAGTCTTTCTTAATCTACGCACTTAAAGACGGCAATAAATATCAGTGCATAATAATATGTCCGTAACTGATAGACAAAATAACTTACTAGTAGCCCAGGATTGGCAAAAAATTTATACGAGTTTCCAACAGGCAGATTTTAAATCCTACGACTTCGAAACCATAAGAAGAACCATGATAGCCTATCTTCGTGAGAACTATCCGGAAGATTTTAACGATTATGTGGAATCATCTGAATACATCGCTCTCATAGATCTTATTGCCTACATAGCAGAGAGTTTCAGTTTTAGAGTGGATCTTAATGCTCGAGAAAATTTTCTAGAAACTGCTGCAAGGAGAAACAGTATTCTAAGATTGGCCCGATTGATCAATTACAATCCCAAAAGAAATCAACCCGCCACAGGATTATTAAAAATAGTGTCAGTT